CCTGTTTACCTTCGTTTGAAATCAAGGTTATATGAAGGATTGATGGGTGAGTATTATGATTGGTATAACAACAGACAAGACGAATCAAAGTCATTATCTGTTCAGTTTACAAAACTGATGAAAGTAAGACAAGTAATTGCCGAAGAAAAAATACCAATTACAATTGAACTTGCTGAGAACATTATCGAACAAGGTAAAAAAGTTATTATCTTTAGTAACTTTACCGAACCACTTAAAAAGATACACGAACATTTTGGTAAAAAATCTGTTTATTTAGATGGGTCAACATCAAAACCTGCAAGACAAGATGCGGTTGACAAGTTCCAAGAGAGTGATAAAATACAAGTTTTTTGTGGTAATATGAAAGCCGCAGGTGTTGGATTAACACTTACTGCGGGTGAAGCTGTTATTATGAATGACCTATCATTTGTACCGGCAGAACATTCCCAAGCTGAAGACCGAGCATACAGATACGGACAAAAAAATTCAGTTTCAGTATATTACCCACTATTTGAAAATACAATTGAGGGTGTTATCTACGACATTCTGATAAAGAAGAAACAGATTATTGGTACGGTTATGGGTGATGTTGATGAAAATTCTGTAGATATTGTTGAACAAATACTTAACGAAATCAATAGTAAGTAAGTATTTATAATTAATGAAATCGTTAAATTTAGTATCAGAGTCATTAGTTAGTCGTATATTAGGTGAGGAAACTCAACCTGAAACCAAATTCTTTATTAACGAAATGAAAACCATAGGTATTGATAAATTACCTTACGGTTACGCATCATTAAGAAGATTTATTGACCCTGAAACAATGAAGTTTCATTATCAGAAACATTACAAAGGGTATGTTAAAAAATTAAATTCAGCTCTTCGTAAAAAAGATTATGGGGATGTTGAATTAGAAAACATTGTTAAACAAATTTCAAAGTATAATACAACAATAAGAAACAACGCAGGTGGAGCATTTAATCACGCATTGTTTTGGAAGATGTTATCACCAACCCCACAAAAACCAAGTGGTGAAGTGTTTGAAAAGATTGTTAAACAATTTGGAACATATCGTAACTTCAAAACTAAATTTGAAGAAATCTCAAGAAAAAGATTTGGTTCAGGATGGTGTTGGTTAGTATTAACCGATACTGGTAGATTAAAAGTTATGTCGACTTCAAATCAGGATAATCCACTTATGAACATAATAAACAAGGGTGGTTTTCCGTTGTTAGGTTTAGATTTGTGGGAACACGCTTATTATTTAAAATACCAAAACAAAAGAGACGAATATATTGAAAATTTTTGGGACGTAATTAATTGGGAATTTGTTAACGAGTTATACAAATCAAAAACTGAAAAAAAATTGAACGAATCAATTTCACCAAAAAAACTTTTATACGAAAACGTATCTGATTATTCAGATATTTTTAGTAACAACAAAAATGTTCTTTGGACTTATAGAAGATGTATTGACAATACACTGAAAAGAGTTTTATCTGATAAATGGTATGAAAACAATCAACACTCTGAAGGTTCATCTTCAGGTATTTACGATTTAGAAGCTCCTGGTCGTTCAGTAATTAATAAATTAAATACAAACTATATTGGGTTTAAAATTTTAGTTGATGATTTAAATGTGGTACTTACAAAATTAAATAAACCCACATTAAATTTTATTGGGGTAACACCTTCACAACAAGTAGAAGAAATAAACAAATTTTGTGAGTATTTGGGTTTTTTTGGTGAAAGAATTTTTAAAGGGTCTAAAACTCTTGATAAAATTATGAAACTTTTAAAAAGAACACATGACAAAGGTGGTCAACTTGAAGAGTATGTTGCAAAAAAAATCAATCAAGAATTTGGTGAAGGAACTGCTACTGTAGTAGGTAGTTTAGGTTCAAAAGAAGATTTTGCAGGAACTGATTTAACAGTAAATTTTGATAACAAAATACAAAACGCTCAAGTAAAACCAATTTTAAGTATGGAAGTAATTGAAGGTTTCTATCATATCAAAATCAAAGGGTTTGTTAAAAAATTCAATACCGACTTGTTAATTTTCTCAAATCTTAATAAAGAAGTTTACATTTTTAAAAACAAAACTGTTGCTTTTAGTTCAAGTATGTTTAAAATTCCAACACAAGATTTAATTTATACTCTGAATTGATATTTATATAAAAATATCATTTCATGAATACAATAATCGCAGAACCTTACAGAAGTCAACTATACACAAAAGTTAGACACGTATTAGGTGCACCAATTCGTTCAATTGAATTAGAAGATGAACAAATGGACTCAATCTTAGAATTTTCTATCGGAGATTATGCTCAGTATGTACAAGATTGGTTAATTGAATCACAATGGACATCATTAAATAATCTAAATTTAGACACACAATCTTTATCAAGAGCTTTTGTAACAAAAAGTTTGGATTTTGAAAATAGATATGCTCAGGCTTATTCCAAAATAGTTGGGTTACAATCATCACCTCTTGGGGATTGGGTTCTTAAAAAAGATTATATCACATTAGTTCCAAATCAACAAATTTATGAAATTCCAGCAGGTCGTGAAATTAATGAATTATTATGGTTTACACCAACCGCTCTTAATAATGTATTATTTGACCCATGGAGTTTTGGTGCGTTAGGTGGATATGGTATGGCAGGGCCAGCAGGTTATTCTCAAATGGGTTATACTGGTTCATACTTTATGATGCCAGCGTTTGATATGTTGTTAAGATTACAAGAAATTAATATTCAAAGAAGAATTATTGCAGGTGATTTAACTTATAGAATAACAGGTTTACCTAATGGTAAAAAGGCAATTCATTTGATGCAAACACCTGGTGGTAAATTTGACTTCGGTAACTCATCATTAAGAAATTCACAAGTTTGGTATTGGTATTATGATGTTGGCCCTGAGGATAGAGACGCTTGTTTGGCCGCAAATCCTGATATTATTAAACTACCTTCAGATGTACCTATGAACTCAATTGCATGGGCGGATTTAAATGAACCGGCACAACAATGGGTTAGAAGATATTTTGTAGCAGGATGTAAAGAAACATTAGCCAAAGTAAGAGGAAAATACTCAGGAAACTTAAAAACACCTGATTCTGAATTAACAATGGATTACGCTTCATTGGCAACTGAGGGTAAAGATGAAAAAACAAAACTTATTGAAGAATTAATTGGTGCCGACGGTAGATTGACAAGATTACGTCCTGAAAAAATAATGGAACGAGAAGCATTAATTGCTGAAAATCTAAACAAACAAATGAAGTTTAGAGCGTTCCCAAGAAATATGTATGTTATTTAATTTATGAGTGTTCAAAAATCAATTCCGATGAGAAGAGTCATCGGAAACCAAGTATTAACAACTTCTGAAGTATGTATGATTTCGGATGAAAAATATACAACTGAAGGTGAAAGTGTTGTAATTACAAAAGAATTAGATGAAATTGAAATTGTTTTAAATCATAACAATACTGACCATGTAATAGTAAAAGCACTTACTAATACAAAAATCAAACCCATTGAGGGTTTGATTGATGAAGAGTTTAATGAAATTAATATTGAAAAGGGAGCTTGTGTTGAACTATACTACGCATTTGGTTCTTGGTTTATAGTTTCATCAGACGGGTTGAAACAGTATTAAACCATTTCTTCCCATCCTTCTTCCGCTAATTCATAAATGTATTCAGGGTCAATTCCTCGTTTACCCCAATACACCATTTCTTGGTCTGTAATAGTTAACAAATCTTCAATACTATCTTGGTCGGCAGGTTCAAAAGGAACACCATTAATTAGTTTACATTGTTCTTTGGTAAATAAAGCTCTGTCTTTAGGGTCGGTAACAATTAGATTATTTCTAACTTCTTCATTAAACACAATTAACAAAGGTTCAATTCTTTTATTAAATGTAACAATCGCTCTAGCTACGTTATATTCACCTGTCATATCAGGATTTGATTCCAATTCAGATGGGTCAAGACGATAACAATTAAGTTTTACATACGATTCAACCATTTCACGAGGTATTTTACCATATCCTTCCATCATATTATCCAAATCAGATTGTGACCATCCTTTTTTAGGTTTATTAACCTTTTGAACGTCACCATGTGATGCTTTCACACCATTGTTCACATAGAATATCACATCACCTAAACTAACCGCAATTCCATCTCTCATTGCCAATTCCATATGAGCCATACGAGACATTTCATTACCGGCCTTGGTCTTTTCCTTTGAACGTTTGTTATAATCATCAATTGATAATTTAACTTTCGCTCTTTGGGCAATCTTCATTAAAGGAATTTGTTGGTTAAAGATTACTTCTAAATATTCATAATACCACTCAACAAATGCTTGTCCATTACCTTCTAACAACATCTTAATTCCTTTATCCAAAAAGTCCTCAATGTAAAGTGGTAATTTCTTACTCTTGATTGAGTTACCTGTGAGTTTAATCTTACCATTATGTTCCATTGTTGCGTAGTTCTTACGAGCAATGTTCATACAGGATTTCCAAGTTCCATCACAATCAAGTCCCATAGCCCCTTTCATAAACATATCGTTAAACTCGGCAACATCAGCGTCGTAACCTGTGTATTCTTTACCTTCTTTAACTAACCAATTTTTACCCTTACCGATGTATCTTCTATCATCAACACCACCTTCAGGTAACGAGAAATTCATACCATCCGTATCACATACAAGTGGGGTATATCCTCGTTTCATAAAGAAACGTAACATCTGACGAAGGTATTGTCGTCCTGTACAGGTAATCTGTTCACCCATATACATGTCACCCCAGTGATATACTTGTGGAGCGGATAACGCTCCGAACATTGAGT